TATCACCTGATACTACTACAAGGCAACCTTTTTTATAAGCATCTACTACAAGCTCCCATCTTTTACCCCATACCTGGCAATCAATAAAGGATGTCCTATCTCTGCCATGAGAAACGGCTATTGTGAAAGATGCTAGATCATAAGCACCTGCTTTTTTATATTCAGCGTCTTTAGTTAAACGCCCTGCGATTGATACATTAAACATTGTTTTCTGGTAAGTAATTGGAAATCAGGTAGTTAACACCTGATGAATAGGAATAATTGTTGGCTTTACACCATTCTCTAAATTTCTTGTAATTAATAGGAGTAAGTTTAGAAGAAACAAGATGTCGGTTTTTCCATGTTTGTACATCAACATCATCAGGTCTAGTTTTGGGTAATTCATTAATCATTGGTTAGCTGCAATCCATTCTTCTATAAAAGTAACGTGCTTTGGTAGGGTTATATTTTCTGATAACTTTTTATGTCTGTTAAAATCAAATTCAATGTATAAAGCATCTGCTAATTTGTTGTATAGTTTTTTATCTTTAACAAGTAGCTTACCTACTATCTGTAAGTAATATTGTTTAGTTTCATCATCTAATATTGTTGGCATACCTACAGCCTTGTTTTTGTTTATAGGTGTTACTTTTGTTGTTTTAGGATCTGCAAAATCACCATCATTATCAGGAATACCTGCATTAAGTCCTAGTATTGCAAGTTCACAATATCTACGGAAATAAGTTAAAGCACCACCTTCT